AGCAGATTGAACCCTGTTTAGTAGAACTCCATTAAGACCCTTTTGGGTTGCTTTGAGCGTTTTGGAAAGCCTGTGGAGTGCTTCCTAAAGCGGGTTCAACTTAGAGCAACCCAAAGGGGTTTTCTCTTTCTGTCTAGCCCGCACACAGGCGTGATGATGCGGTAAAGGCCGTAAATACTTCAGAAGCGAAACGGCAGCAATGCCCCATATTTTGCGGATAAATGAGCAAAATTTATGGAACTGTCCTATTGCCTAACGGCAGGGGAAACTGGGTAGTCTTGGTAATACATAGACCTGAACAAGCAAAAGAACCCATCATTTATTTACGACTGATGTCCGAAACATCCGAAGTCGCATAATTCATCCTATCTACGGATAGGAGTATTACGCCCTTAATCCTCACAAACCGATTCGCATACGAAAAGTTATATATAAATTATATATACCGACATTAAGTAGGGTTTATCCTAATATACGATATAATTAAGTTTACTTAACCTACAGTCTTTACGGGGGAATTGTGAGTTCTTGGCTAATAATCGTTACAGGTGTGATTTACGGATACATAGCTGTTGAACAAGCCTTTAAAGGCAATATGCCTATGGCAGTCGTATATAGCGGTTATGCTTTTAGTAATATTGGACTTTATATACTTGCAACAAAATAGGGGGATGTGTGGATTTTGAAAAGTTTTGGATTAATTGGCCCAAAAAGGTCGCAAAGAAAAAAGCTGAAATTGCTTGGAAACGATTGACTGACCTTGAAAAGCGTGAAGCCTTAGAAGCCTTGCCTAAACACCTTAGACATTGGCAACTTAAACGCACCGAAATAGACTACATCCCATACCCTGCCAGTTGGTTAAACGCTGCACGATGGGAAGATGTTTTAGACATGACCCCTGCAAAAGAAAAGGTGGATAGGTCTTGGATGTTTAGCCAACAAGGTATTGAGAACAAAGCTCGTGAACTAGGAATACTGGGTAACGGGTACGATAGCTACGAAACCTTAAAGAAAAAATGTATGATGCGTATGGGGATGGAGATTGACTGAACATCAATATCAATGTGCAGTACGGCAGTTATGCAAGTGGCGTAGTCAATGGGGGTTAGCAAAGTTTAGGGAATACCTATCAAAATACCAAATTGATAGTAATTTACTAATGGGCTTTGCAGACCAATGGAAAAAAGGTAATAAAGGTAATAAGGGGGAATGGATTGATTAGGCAAGTTTTAATAACTGACCAAATGCGTGAATTAGCACACAAAAAGGCTAAAGAAATGGGTACTTTGCGTCACAGTATTACCGAAGGTGAAGGCAACATTGTGGGTTTTTTGGGAGAATATGCGGCTTGGTCAATTATTGGCGGCAAAATTGCCAATACTTACGAGTACGACTTACTTCTTCCTGACGGCAGAACAGTTGATGTTAAAAGTAAACGCACTAAAGTTATTCCGCAACCTCATTACGAATGCACTATTTATGCTTACAACCCAAATCAAAAATGTAATTTTTATTGTTTTGTACGGGTAAGCGAAACTTTTGATAAAGCTTGGATAGTTGGAATGATGGATAAAACAGAGTTTTATAGAAAAGCGTCTTTTGTTAAAAAAGGCACGATTGATGGTAGTAACCGATTTGAAATTATGGGTGACTGCTACAACTTAAAAATTCAGGAATTGGATGACGCTGAATACATTGTTAAATGCACTTTTTAGGGGGAAATATGGAAATAAATATTCAAGAAGTGTTTGATAAATTAGAAAGTATTAAAGAAGAATACAGTTGGGCCAAAGGCAGGCTTGCAGGTTTAAAAGAATCTAAAAGCAGCGTTAAATCAATAATGATGAAAAAAAGCTCAGAGCAATCGCTGGGCGGTCAAGAACGAGAAGCCTACGCTAGTCAGGAATTTCAAGACCATTGCGATTTAATTGACGAATTTACCGCAAAAGAAGCATTGCTTAACTTAGAAATTTCTATTGCTCAAATGAAGTTTGAAGCATGGAGAAGCGAACAAGCCACTAACCGCAACTTAGAAAGGTTGACACGATGAGAGGATTTGCAGAAGTATTTCTAGATTTAACCCGCACCATTAAACGGGTGCATGAACTTAAACTTAAAAATGACCATACCGAAGCCTATTTGTTAAGTTGTGACATAACAGACTACGCCCAAGAACTAGAGGATGTACTGCAAAAAGATGCAAACATTCAATGAACAAAAAGGATAAAAAACGCCATGACGATATTGCAAGACTTGGTTGCGTCTTATGCTACCACATGGGCTACCATGACACCCCCGCAGAGCTTCACCATGTCAGACGATTCGGTGGAAAGCGGTCAGAAGCACCAATACTCCCCTTATGTACCGAGCATCACAGAGGTGCTACAGGTGTGCATGGACTCGGAGCAAAGGCTTTCGAGAGATACCACAAAGTTGAGTTCGATACCTTACTAGATATAGTTAAGGCTAGGCTACAACTCTAAGGGGTCAAAGCCAAATTCTTCAGCTACCATACGGCAACGCCTACGAAATTCTTTGCCATGTGACATCCATTTATCGCCTTTTTGACGATAAAAACTTAGGTGAACGCACTCATGCGATAGCGTGGTTAAGATTGTCATCAGGTGACCGCATCGAGCCGAAGAAATAGTAATTGTATGTTCGTAATCTTCACCAGTATCGTAAAGGTATGTACCCATGACATCAGGGTCATGCGTTATTTGAAAGTCAATTTCTTCAGGTAAAGGTAAGTCCCACTTAGAAAAAGGGTAGCAGCAATACAAAGCACTATACAGATTGCGAACAATCTCAGGCGTTATTTTCATTAGTATAATTTCTTGTTGCAATACACAAAAACAACTCCAAGCCTACTTTTAAAAATATAGTCTTTACCTACAAAAGTAAACCACCAAAATCGCTTTGTAAACCAAAGTTGCAAATCTAACCAATAAATAGATATGTGCTGTAAAGGATATTTCATACTTCTAATATCTCACCACGAAACTCTACCTCGTTTTCTCCGCAAACCTGAATCATCTCAGGCATTAATAACCGACCTCTTTCCCACGAAGCCATAATGAAACCCTGTCGCCAGTCCTTTGCGTTGTCTTCACAATAGTTGAAGCTTTCTGCGTTGACATCCGCTAATGTGCCTGTCTGCACACCCCAGTAGGTCTTTTGGTCAAAAGTCGATATAGGACTTAAAGTCAAGACATGGGTATGCCCTGTAAAGATATTACTAAAACTGGCTTGGACATTGTTATAGCCTGCGTATCTACCACCCTTATGCCTGTGCTTAATTACAGTATCAGAATTTACCCAAAAACTGTAGCAAGTTTCCCAATTTGGAAAATGGTCTTTTAATGAAAAACCATGCACCCCAGCGTACTCACTAGCCCTCGAAACAAGGAAGGATTCGTACCTACTATCATGGTTCCCCAGCACCCATATTAGCCTACACCCTGCTGGTCTAATCTTTTCAATGGCATCTAAATGCGTTTTACAGTAGTTTAATTCGTCTAATACGCTAGGTTGTCGGTCATAGTTAATCTTTGGGAATCGGCTCAATACAGCCCCGTCAAACGCATCTCCGTTACAGATAATGGCTTTGGGCTTGAAATGCTCAATAAACTTAATCAGAGCTTTAAACCCTGTAGTTGTATCTTCTGTAAAGTGGGCATCCGAAAAGATAATAACCCGACCCTTTTCTAATTCCATACCCCGCCTAACGCTATGGGTGGTGGCATCTAGGCGTTCTTGCAGTAGTTCTTGGCGTTTTGTTCTTTCAGCCTTAGATTTTTCTATGTACTCTAGGCTTTTTTCTTTTTTGTAACTAAGGTCGGTTTCTAGTGTTATGTTGTGTCTAATCTCTATTGACCGCCTACGATTCATAACAGCACGAATATTAATTTTTAAATGAGCTGCTAATGCCGTAGGGCTAGGATATTTTTGCCATTTCTCTATAAATTCGGCATCACTTATGTAATTACCATACTGATTTTTAGTCATATAAGACCCTAATCGTGATAAAGTTAGCATATATTAACCGATTACTGTTAAAAAACAATGGCATACGCAAGAAGAACTGACGCAAATCAAGCAGAAATCGTTAAAACGCTACGAGAAGCTGGTGCTGATGTGTACGACTTATCAAAAGTCGGCAAAGGAATCCCCGATTTACTGGTAACTTTTAATGGTGAAACTATCTTAATGGAAGTTAAGCGTGACGCTAAAGCCAAGTTCACCGCAGAACAATTAAAGTTCATTGCTAAGTGGAAAGGTGGGCCATTAAGCCGAGTAGATAGCCCTGAATCTGCATTAAGAGTGATTGGATTAATCCCAAAATACGACTATAATCAATAAAAACAAGGAGTTTGTATGGAAAATTGTGCATTATTTGTAGCTACATTACTACATTCTGCGACTAATACGCATTTTTTCCATTTCACAACGGATTCTTACTCACGCCATAAAGCGTTGCAAAAATACTATGAAGGTATTGTAGATTTAACTGACAGCTTTGCTGAATCTTATGCTGGCAAATATGGCAAATTCACCGCATTTCCAAGCGTGTACCACCAACCCAAAGAACCAGTTAAATACCTAGAATCCCTACAAAACTTTGTGGCAGATGCTCGCCAAGATTTACCGCAAGACAGCGAATTGCAGAATTTAATTGACACTATTGCTGAATTAATCAATACAACTACTTATAAGTTGAAATTTTTACGATAAGGAGCTACCATGCCACTAATTAAGTCAGGAAGCAAGGAAGCCGTAGGCAAGAATTATGAGAAAGAAAAAGCTGCGGGAAAATCAAAGAAGCAGGCATTGGCGATAGCTTTAGCCACCGAGCGTAAATACGCCAAAGGTAGCCGTAAGTCTAAGCTAGAAGATGCTTATGCTCGGTACATTCAAGAAAAATCTTGAAAATTCTTGAAATATGAGCCGACAAGACCAAATTCGTGCAGCAATGAATAAGCACGATAAGCCAATACCTAAGACTACAACGGGTAAAGGTAAGAATTACTTGCCAACAGAGCAAGGGGCTGGTATGACCGCCAAAGGTCGTGAAGCCTACAACCGCAAGAACAACGCCAATTTAAAAGCCCCCGCCCCAAATCCTAAGACCGATGCCGATAAAGGCAGAAAAGCTAGTTTTTGTGCAAGAATGGGCGGGGTAGTATCAAAGAGCAAAAACGCTGAACGAGCAAAAGCAAGCATGAGGAGATGGAACTGTGGCTAAACAGGGACTATACGCAAACATTCACGCCAAGCGTGAGCGAATCAAAGCTGGTTCAGGCGAAAAGATGAACAAGGTTGGTAGCAAAGATGCCCCTAGCAAGCAAGACTTTATTGAGTCGGCTAAGACTGCAAAACCGCCCAAAAAGACTAGAAAACAAATGCTTACCGATAAAATGAAGGATATGTAATGAAAACTAAAGAACCAAAGAAGCTAGACTTCTCAATGAAGGGTGGCAAGCCCAGTAAGTTAGTAGGCAACGAAGAAAAACGCATGAAGCGTAAAGCTGCTTTACTGACACACTTTAATAAGTTCCAAAAGGACATGATTTAACTGTACAATTAACGCAACTTAATCAATCACTTGAGGAAGTATGCAGATAAAAGAGGTAGAAGTAACAGCGTTAATACCATACGCTAAAAACAGCCGAACCCACGATGATGCTCAGGTAGCCCAAATAGCAGCCAGTATTAAAGAATTTGGGTGGACTAACCCTATATTGGTCGATGGCGATAAAGGCGTTATAGCGGGGCATGGCAGGCTATTAGCCGCAAGAAAGCTGGGTATGGCTAAAGTACCTACGATTGAGCTTAAAGACATGACAGAAGCCCAAAAAAAGGCTTATGTGATTGCTGATAATAAATTGGCATTAAACGCTGGGTGGGATACAAACTTTCTGTCGTTAGAGCTACAAGAGTTAAAAGACCAAGACTTTGACCTAACGCTACTTGGCTTTGACGATAAAGAACTAGACGCTTTACTAGCCCCCGAAACAACCGAAGGGCTAACCGATGAAGATAGCGTACCTGACACGCCAATCGAGCCTAAAACAAAGCTAGGCGATATATATATTCTTGGAAATCATAGGCTTATGTGCGGTGATAGTACCAGCATTGATGCTGTAGAAAAGTTAATGAATGGCGAAATTGCAGATTTTTGTTTTACAAGTCCACCATATAACTTAGGCGATGCAGTAGGATTGAGAAATGGTGCAAGAAAAGGATTGGATTCTGCTTATAACGATTATGCCGACAATACAAATTGGCGTGATTTAATGACAGGGTTTATACATTGTGCTTTAGCAACATCAAAAATATCGTGCATAAATGTGCAAATGTTAGCTGGTAACAAAATAGACTTATTGCATTTGTTTGGTGAATATGCAGAAAGAACTATAGATATTGCTGTTTGGGCTAAAAGTAACCCACCACCAGCAATGGCAGATAATGTAATGACTTCAGCATTTGAGTTTATGTGGTTTATAACCAATGAAGAACAACCTAAAAGGTCAATTAAATCGGCATCCTTTGGTCGTGGGACATTTAGTAATGTATTTACACACTCTATAGCTAGCGGACATGACGCATCCGTTCATGGTGCTGTTTTTCCTTTAGGTGTTGCTGAGCATTTTGTTTCAAATTGCACTAAGTCAAAAGACACAATTATTGATTACTTTGGTGGAACTGGTACTACTATGATTGTTGCTGAAAAACTAGGTAAAAAATCCCGTCTAATGGAATTAGACCCTAAATACTGCGATGTAATAGTCAAGCGTTGGGAAGACTTTACTGGCAAAAAAGCCGTTTTATCGGAGTTATAAAAATGGCAGAAAAAGGCAGACCCGCACATAAACCAACCAAAGAGAGCCAAGATACCGCTAAACGCTTATCTGCATTAGGTGTACCCCATGAGGATATAGCCAGTAGGTTAAAGATTAGTGCTGATACATTGGTCAAGTATTACAAAGAAGAACTTGACGAGGGGCGTATAGACGCTAACGCTGCTATTGCTGGCACATTGTTTAGCCAAGCCAAAAAAGGTAATACGGCTGCCGCTATCTTTTGGCTAAAGACTAGGGCTAGGTGGAAAGAAACCCAAGTCAACGAGGTTACAGGTCAAGATGGTGGCGATATAAAGATTTCTTGGGCAGATGCCTAACATAAAGCTAAAGTACCGCCCTAGACCTATATTTGCTGACTTCCATGAGCGTAAGCAACGATGGTCTATTGTTATTGCCCACCGAAGGGCAGGTAAAACTGTAGCCTGTATTAACGACCTTATCATTAAGGCTGGATTGGAGAATAAACCCAATGGTAGATATGCCTACATTGCCCCGTATCATAGCCAAGCCAAATCTATTGCTTGGGATTACTTGCTTAGGTTTAGTGAGCCTTTGTATCGTAGGCATAACCAATCAGAACTGTGGGTTGAGCTTATCAACGGGGCTAGAATTCGTCTATTTGGTGCAGACAATCCTGACGCATTACGGGGTATGTACCTAGACGGGGTAATCCTAGACGAGTACGCTGACATGAAGCCTAGCGTATGGGGTGCTGTACTTAGGCCGTTATTATCTGACCGCATGGGTTGGGCCGTTTTTATTGGCACACCAAAAGGCCATAACGCCTTTTATGACATATATCAGACCGCAGAGATAAACAAAGCGGATTGGTTTAGTAAGGTTTTAAGGGCTAGTAAGACTCAAATCCTACCCCAAGCCGAACTAGACGATGCCCTAAAGTCTATGTCGATAGACCAGTATCAACAAGAATTTGAGTGTTCATTTGAGGCTTCCATAGTCGGGGCTATATGGGGAGTCGAGATGCGATTACTGACTGATGCAGGGCGTATTACTAAAGTTGAATGTGACCCCATGTTTCCTGTGCATACGGCTTGGGACTTGGGCTTTAACGATGCTACAGCTATATGGTGGTATCAGGTCGTACATGGAGAAATACGGGTATTGGATTACCATGAAGCACATGGGCAACCGATTATTTATTACGCCAATCAAATTAAAGAACGACCCTACGAATATGGAACACATTGGCTACCACACGATGCACGAGCTAAAACTTTAGCAAGCGGTGGAAAAAGCATAATTGAGCAAATTTTTGACAAATTACCTAAAGAATCGTTTAAAATTGTTCCAAATCTGTCATTACAAGACGGCATACAAGCATCAAGGATGGCGTTAGCTAGGACTTGGTTTGATGCCATGAAGTGTTCAGAAGGCATTGAATGTTTGCGTCAGTACCAACGGGAGTACGATGAAGATAAGAAAGTATTTAGAGATAAGCCTAGACATGATTGGACAAGTCATGGAGCGGATGCTTTTAGGATGCTTTCTGTGGCTTGGCGAGATGAAGCAGAAATTGCGAAGCAAAACGCACCGATTCGTGGCATTAGTGTTGGACAGAATGAAGTAACGCTAGAAGAAATGTGGAAATCCACCCCTCAAACCCAGTATAGGAGAATCTAAAATGCCTGAAGTCGCAGCCAGTTATGGCTTTAAATATGAACATGTACCCGCATCATCCACCAACCATGTATTAGGAACAACAGGTGCAGCAGGTGATTATTTACATCGTTTAATTATTACAGTTTCTACAGCAGCTACTGGAACTGTGACCTTGTTAGATAATGCGGCATCCCATGTATTAACAGCCGCAAATACCCCAATCGGTGTTTATTCTGTTGAAGTCAACACTAAATCGCTTAATGGTGCTTGGAGAGTAACAACGGGTGCTGGTGCTGAAGTATTAGGAATTGGTAACTTTACTTAGGACTTAGTATGAGAGATACGCTTAATAAAACTTACGAGGATTGGTACAACACCATTGCTCAGTACGACAAGTCATTTAGGGAGTGGGAAGCTAGAGTTCCCCGAATTGTTAAGCGTTATCGTGATGACAGCCGTACCCGTAATAACCCCAATGCTCGCTTTAATATCCTTTGGTCTAATGTTCAGGTCATTAAGCCTGCCATCTTTGCTAGACTGCCACGCCCCGATGTAAGCCGAAGATTTAGAGATAACGACCCAATAGGTCGAGTAGCTTCTATGATGCTAGAACGGGCTTTAGAGTACGAAGTCGAGCATTACCATGACTATCGTGCTGCTATGGATAACGCTGTGCTTGACCGCTTATTAGGTGGTAGAGGTACGGCATGGGTGCGTTATGAGCCACATATTGTTGCAGAGCAAAACGATTTAAATACAGGTCTAGCAGGGCAAGATGTAGGTAACGGATTACAAATTACAGAGGATGCCGATGAAGCAGAAACGCAAAACGCTGAACTGGTGGAGTCGCAGGAACGCATTGAATATGAGTGTGCCCCTGTTGATTATGTCCATTGGCGTGATTTTGGTCATACTGTTGCAAGGACTTGGGAAGAAGTAACAGCCGTATGGCGTAAAGTTTATATGAGCCGACAAGCTCTGATTGACCGCTTTGGTGAAGAAGTTGGTAGCAAGATTCCACTAGATACCAAGCCTGATAGCGATAAATGGGCTACCAAACAGATGACTGTAGAGCATTACCAAGCCTGTATCTATGAGATTTGGGATAAAGAACAAGGCAAAGTCTTTTGGGTTAGCAAGTCAATGGGTGAGATTCTTGATGAAAAGGATGACCCACTACAGTTAGAGGGATTCTTCCCTTGCCCTAAACCAATGTACGCCACATTGACTACAGATAGCTTAGAGCCTGTACCTGACTTTGTACTATACCAAGACCAAGCCAAACAATTAGACACGCTTGCAGACCGCATAGATGGCTTTATTAACGCCTTAAAAGTACGGGGTGTCTATGACGCATCCGAACCTAGCCTTGCAAGACTATTCTCTGAGGGCGAGAACAACACTCTGATACCAGTTAAGAATTGGGCTGCTTTCGCTGAAAAACAAGGCATGAAAGGGGCTATTGACCTTGTAGATATAACCCCAATCGCCCAAGGCTTGACGATGGCTTATCAGGCTATGGAGCAAGTTAAGGGTCAGATTTACGAGATTATGGGTATTGCCGACATTCAACGGGGACAGACAGACCCCAATGAAACGCTTGGGGCACAGATTATTAAGTCAAATAACGCAGCAGGCAGACTCAAGAATATGCAACACGCAGTCGTTGACTTTGCTACCGAACTTCTAAGTATCAAGGCACAGATTATCTGCAAGCATTTCACGGATGACACCATCGTGAAAATTAGTGGTGCAATGCAACTAAGCCCACAAGACCAACAGTTAGTACCGCAAGCCTTACAGCTATTGAAAGACGAACCCGCTAAGAATTTCCGTATTGAAGTCACTAGCGACTCAATGATTTACCAAGATGAGCAACAAGAGAAACAAGACAGAGTTGAGTTCTTAACGGCAGTTAGCCAGTTTATGAACCAAGCCTTGCCAGTAGCTACCCAAGCCCCCGAACTTACCCCATTACTAATGGAAATGTTAAAGTTTGGTGTCACAGCATTTAAGGCTGGTAAAGGCATGGAAGGGTTAATTGATGAAACTGCCGATGATTTTAGAAATAAGGCTAAAGCGATGGAAGGCCAACCTAAACCACCACCTGTTGAGATTCAGAAACTCCAAATGCAGTCGCAGATGGAACAACAAAAAATGGCGGCAGAAACTCAAGCGAAACAAGCCGAGGCTCAGATTACTGCCCAACTTGAACAACAAAAGATGGCTGCTCAAATTGAATTTGAAAAGGCTAAACAAGAATATCAGGCACAAGAGAATCAACTTAAGTTCCAATTGGAAGAACAGCGTAATGCTCAAGACAGAGAGATGGAGATGAAGTTAGCTCAAATGAAGATGATGACTGAGCGTAATACACAACTTCTATTGGCTTACATTAATAACGGGGCTAAGATTGAAACGGCTCGTATCTCTGCTGGCGTAGATTCAGGCGAGGGAATCGCTGAAGATTACACAATGGATGAGGATATGCTAAAGGTTCAAGAACATCCCCTAGCCCCTATAGCTAACGCTATTGCCCAAGGTAATCAAGACATGACTGCTACTTTAGGTGCTTTAATAGAACGATTAAGCCAACCAAAACAAGTAGTTAGAGGTCAAGACGGCAAAATAATCGGGGTACAGTAATGGCTATAACAGTCAAGCACAATAAAGTCAGCACAATCCCTGACACAGATGACACAAGTTTAGTTAGACCCTCTGATTGGAATGCTGACCATACTCTAGTTGGGACTATAGATGTAGCTAACGGGGGAACTGGGGCAAGCACCCTGACAGGTTATGTAAAGGGTAACGGCACAAGTGCAATGACGGCTGTTGCAACTGTACCAAGCACAGACATTACGGGTCTTGGCACAATGTCCACCCAAAATGCCAACGCAGTAGCCATCACAGGCGGCACAATCAATGG